AAATAACCTCTTAATGTAACTGAAAAATTAGTTCTTACTAATCGTTCTACATCACTAACTTCTGTTGCATCAGTAAAACTATCAACTCTACTTCTAAATCTTAACTTTTCAGGGTCTCCCCAATAAGCTCCATCAGAATATGTAATTCTTTCAACAATTTTATTCATTTGTTCAATATAACTTGTCCAAATAATAAAATCATAAGTTAATGTTACATAATCAGGTAATGTTACATTATAATATTCTCTTTGAGGTAATAACCCAATTTGTGTAGACATATTATCATATCTATTTTCTTTAGAAAACTTTTTTTCAAAAGTATAAAACATATGTGGATTATTAGCATCTAATTTATCTTGTGGTACCATATCATCTTTTTCAATAGATGTTCTACGATATGCAATAACTGGTGTAATAACTTGTCTTTTTTTATCTCTCATAAAACCATCACGTTTTATTGCTTTCCAACGTTCAGGTGATGCATACATAATTGGAACTTTTACATTTTCACCGTTATCTTTTACAGATGGTTTAATTACATTTTCAAAATAAAACATAATTGCACTATCCATATCCATTAAGGTTACGGATGGATTTTTTATATCTTCGTCAGACCTTGAATACAAATATCCTCTATTAAGAACACGTTGTTTTCGTGGTAATGGTTTAAGTTTTACTGACATTATACACTTCTCACTCTTTCAATATTTAAATGTGCCATTCTTGCTAAGAATGCATTACATACAACTGAATGATTAAAGTCGGTTTGGCCACCAACAAATTGACTTTCATTTATTGAAGATATTTCCCAATATCCGCTATTCCAATCAATTATATCACCAATTTCTAAAACAAAACTAATATCAACTAAAGACTGTCTAACAAAAGAGAATAATCCAGTTTGTTGTAAATCTGGTCCAAATTCATCTGTGGTTGTAGTTTGTTCATCAGCAGTAATTAAACATGCAAGTTGAACTCCTGGTTTATATACTTTACCTTCTGCTGATTCACCATACATATTAGTTTCTGTATCATATACTGATACTTTATACACTACTACTGTTTGATTTATTATACCATCTTTACCGACAGCTAAATCGCCTATCAATTCTTGATTGAATCTTTTTATTGTATTTATGTCCTTTTGAGGATAGTAACGACTTGCCATTTGTTTATCCTATGTATATTGGATAAGGAATTTTATTTAACTTCTCCTGTAAGAATTCTGCTTCGTCTTTATCTGCTTCTAACAACGCTTTTCTACTTGTTCCCTCTAACATTTCTCTAAGTTCAGTTATTAACTGTTCTTTTTCAGCTGCTGCTTCTGACCGTAAAGTTTCTCCGTCTAACGTTGTATCTGCATTAGGAATAGGAATAGTTCCATATTTACTTCGTATGAGACCCAGTAATTCTTTACATAAAGCTAATCCATATTTTCTAATCCACTGTCTACCAACATCATTGATAAACTGATATTCCATATTATTATATGGTATATTTGAATAATCTGAAACTACTCCTTGAGAACCACTATATTCTGTTTTTAAGGGGTTATCTCTATCTGAAGTATTTATATAATCAAAATATAAAGTGCTACTTTCAGTTGGGTCTGGAAAAATTCTTACTTTATTATTTACTAATGAAAAACTATATGCTGATTTTCGTATTGAATCATTTAATTCTATAGCTTGTACTCTTAATAAATCATCAAAGAGTGGCATTAATGTAAAAGATACTGCTGGTGAATAATTACCAAATCCAAAACCTTCAATCATATTAATTGTACCATATCCAGTTGTTGCATATGGGTCAAAGAATCTCTGCATTGCGGGTGTTCCTTCATAGTATATTCGTCTAACTTCAATTGAACCACTCCCACTTCCATCAACAAACAATGAATTTAAATCATATTCTTGACTTCCACTAGATATAGTAATTGAACCTTTTTTTATATCAACGTCTCCACCAACTCCAGCTGCAGTTCCATATTCTTTAGCTAAAGATACTGTACGACCCATTGTGGGTGTAACTCTTTTATGTGTTAAATTATTACTAGAACCTGTAGCTCTGCCTTGTAATGATAATAAATTATCTTTTATATTAAATTGATTAACTTGAGCACTATATTCTGTAACGGATTCTTCAAAACACGCATAAAATGAACCTGATTGTAGTTCAATTGCCATAATTGGATAACCAAGTCTTCTTGCTGCCCAATCTGCAAATTTATCAGCTGAAGAAGTAAATTCATTATCAGAATCATAAAATCCCCAAGGCGTATTACCTGATGCGAATGAGCTACTTCCGGCCCAAATTGGTTCTTGACTCATATAATTTCTCCAGTTTGTTCATTATATTCTCCTAAAAAATGTTATTTGTCAATAATAAATATAATGAAGTGGAATAAACAAAAAAAGGGAGACCGAAATCTCCCTTTTTTATAGTTGTACCTTAGTACGATTCAGTAAATTACTGATTATTAAACATAGTTAACATCAGCAATAACAACTTTACCGTAGAATTCAGGACGTACAATTTTCTTCGCATAGCGAGTCATTACGCCTTTTCTTGGTGTAAAGTTCTTAGGATCGTACACAAGAGGAGTCATGATCAATGGTACATAAGGAGCATACACAGCACCAGTTTCTAGGAAGTTACTTCCTCTGAAACCAACGAGAACTGTATTCTCAAACTGGTATGGGTTCTTATATACTGTCCAACGGTTATTTAACATACCCGCTTTTTGTACACCCATTGCATAGGTTTTATTAGTCGAATCACCATCTGCACTTGTTGCATATCCAGGAATAGATTCAAGGATTGTAGCAGTTTCAGGTGAAACAACTATCCAGTTAGCACCTCCACGTAGGGTCTTTTGATGAATTGCATTAGATACACTTTGGATTTTGTTTCCAAGTGTCTGGAACCATTCGCCTTTTGTATAAGCGTTTGAGTTACCAGATGATTCTGCGAATAGAGATGTAGATGAATCATATTCATATCCAACTCTAGCACTCCAACGTTCTGTTTTAGCTGCTGCGTTTAGACGAAGCATATCAAGGATTTCAAGATCGATTTCCATTGATACATACTCACTAAGTAGTGAAGTAAGTTCTGCTTCAGCATCAACACTATGATAAGCGTTAAGGTCTTGAGCAAGCTCAGGAGTCCAAACAGCTTTCAATTTACGTGTTTTAGCAACAATAGCGACTGAACGCATTGAGATGTCTAATTCAGGTATACCAACATCAGTTTCAGGATTTGAAGTTAATCCACTGGATGCTTCAAAATCACCTCTTGATGTATCAGTTGGTGCTTTATGATAGCGAACTGAGAAAGTAGCACCAGCTGCCACAGAAGCTTCTTTTACGATAAAACGTATATGAGTAGCTGCTGCATCAGAAGGATTTACTTCTGTACCGCCAACACCTGTTACCGCTTTGGTATATGCTGGATAATATGCTGTATAAGCAGTTGAACCTGTAATTTCGAATGCACGAATGCCTTCTAAATCAGGATTGGTTAAAAGCGATTTTGCTATATCATAGCGTTTCAACTGTGTTCCGGCTGTTGAAGATGCTGCTGATGCTGAAAGATCAGGTTCAAAGTCAACATCTGCCCAAGTTGCAGAACCGGTATAAGCGGCTGCTGCTGTTGCTGCAGAAATTGATTCATTAATTGAGTATCCAAATTTACCAGCACCGTAAAGACCATCATTAGGATCAGCGTCGGAACCTGATGTTACACCAAATACGTGTGAGTTAGCAGTAAAGCCAGGTTGTGCTGTACCATATTTAAAGTCTAGATAAAAAACAAGACCAGATGGAAGGTTCATAGGTTGAACAGAAACGAATTCCTGTGCTGCTAATTCACCAAAGATTTTTCTTACCAATGGTAAAGCAACGCCAGACCATTCCTCAGAATTAGCTGATGTACCAGTAGAACTAGCTTCATCAATAAGTTGACGAGCTTGGTTCTCAAGTAAACATGCCATTCCAGAAACTTTCTGTTCTTCTTCTATACCTTCTAACAATCCGGTTGGTTCCCATTTCTTAACCAAACCACGAGTTTCCTCTTGACGTTGACGATAAGGATTAAATCCGTCCATCAACTTCTCGATTGTTCCTAGGTTTTTATGTTTTGACATAATTATTCTCCAAATTAAAGAATACCAGCCAACTTCTTAAATCTGTCTCTCATCTCATGTCCTTCAGCAATTACTTCTTGCTTTTCAGATTTCGTTGAGGCAACAGCTTTAGAAGCTGAACCTTTAGATTCTTTAATTTCATTTTTAGGTTTTGTTCCAAAAGATTCAGCTAAAGTGGAATATACCAATTTAACTTCACGAAGGTTATGTGCTCTATCAAAGTTTTCCACAACTTTCATTTTCTGGTCATTTGTTAAACCAAATGAACGGAAAAGTTTATTTGTGAAAAGTAGTTTTGCATTAAGCAAATTAACTTCATTTAATTTGGAACGTAAATATTTAACGACATTGCGATGCTCGTCAAGTTCAGATTGAAGTTTAGCAACTTCATTTTTAGAAGCTTCTTCATCTTCTTCTTCTGAAAGAGCTTTAATGACTTCTTCAAGGTCAATATCTTCATCTTCATTAACTTCTTCTTTAGATTCGTCAACTTCTTCTT